ATTCTGTCCTTAAGACAGGAGAATTTGCAAGTAAACAGATCAATAACTAAAGGAGTAGTTTAAATGCAAGACCAACCTAGCAGCCCTCAACAGGGAACTGGGTCTCTATCGACTGCTGAAGCGATAGACCTATTACTGGACGCTAATACCCCTTCTGATAAAGAAGAAAGTGAAGTCCAAACCACTCAGGAAACTGAGACACCTGAAACCGAAACTGAAGAAGTTGAAGTCGCTGAAGAGCTAACCGAAACTGATGAGGCAGAGGAACAGGAAGAAGAGCAACCTCAAGAAGAGGAAGTTCTTTACAGAGTGAAAGTTGATGGTGAAGAGTATGATGTTAACCCTGAAGAACTCGTCAAAAATTATCAGCTTGAACAAACAGCGCAAAAAAGACTACAGGATGCAGCGCAACAACGTAAGGAGTTGCAAAGCAAAGAAGCGTCTTTGGAGCAAGAGCGTCAGAAGTATTCTCAGGTTTTACAACACTATGAGAACCAGCTAAAAAACCCACAATCATCATTAACTGATGAGCAATGGGCAAGGCTAAGAGAAGAAGACCCAATAGCTTATAATACTGCGAAAATTGAAGAGCAAGAGCGTGTCACACGACTCCAAGCTGTTCAACAGGAGCAACAAGTTGTGAAGTCTCAGGAATTAGCCAAACAAGCTGATATTCTTCTTGATCTTATTCCAACATGGAAAGATCAGGCAACAGCCACGAAGGAGAAAGGCGAATTGGTACAGTATTTAAGAACGAATGGATTTTCTAATGATGATATTAATGGGGCTACTGATGCTCGTATTATCAACATTGCTAGAAAAGCCCAACTTTACGACAATCTACAATCAAAGGCGAATGTCGTTAAGAAGAAAGTTGTTACTGCGCCTAAGATGATAAAAGCTGGTACGCCAAAAGCTAAAGTGGATGCAAACACTAAGAAGCAGAAAGACGCATGGACTAAACTTACTAAGTCAGGCTCGAAGGAAGATGCTGTGGCTTATCTTTTATCAAAAAATAGCTAATAGGAGTAAATAATGGCTACTTATACTGTAAGTGATAGTGTAGGTACTCGTGAGTCATTGGCAGATACAATCTATAGGATTGATGCTGATGAAACGCCTGTATTTTCAAATGCACCAAAAATGACAACAAACGCAGTAACATACGACTGGCAAGTTCAGGAATTAGCTGCTGCTGTTGATACAAACTACGTTAATGAAGGAGCTGACTTTAGTTATGTCAATCCCTCTGCGACAACCAGATTGTCAAACGTACATCAAATCTCTGCTAACGCAGCGCAAGTTTCCTCAACTTTAGAAACTGTCGATAAAGCTGGTAGAGACAAAGAAACAGCCTATGTAAAGATTTTGAAAGGTCTTGAGCAAAGAAGAGACATAGAAAAATCTTTATTTAAGAATGAGGCTAAATCTGCTTCTGACCCAAGAAAGACAGCGAAGTTTCTTTCTTACCATTCAAATGTGGTTTTAGAGTCAAATAGTGTGATCGCAGCAAATTCTAACGGCTCTGCTGCTGCCACTATGTCAGGCACTAATGACGCATTGGCATTGGCTGATATAGACAACGTAATGAAGTCTTGCTACGAAGATGGTGGTAAACCTTCAATGCTTGTTATGTCACCAGCGAATAAGGTTGCTTTTTCAGACCTTAACTCTGGCTCAGTTGTGACAAACCAGTTGACAATGACAGCACCTAAAGAAGCTGCATTGGTTGGGTCAACTTCAATCTATTTAACAGATTTCGGTCAGTTAAATGCTGTTGTTGATAGATATGCTGCTAATACAGAAATACATATCTTAGACCCAGACCATTACGCTATAGGACATTTACCTAACAGAATGTTCTCAGTTGTAGATGTAGCACCTACTGGAGATGCGCTAAAGTTCGCAATTCTAAGTGAGTGGTGTCTAATTAACAAAGCTCCAAAGGCACATGGAGCGATTTTTGATTTGAATACTTCATAAGTATTTCAATAGTTTATGGGGGGTTGCTAAAGCCCCCCTATTCAATTTGAGGCACACTATGTCAAAAGATTTATTACTTTCGTATGATGAGATTACAGGCAAGACAACCTATCTTCAGGATACAGTTGATGGTTTGCAGACTGTTACACAAGTTAATGTAGACCCTGTGTTGAAATACGCAAAATACCAAGAAAGTGAATGGAGACCAAATTCACTAATTGGGGATACCCAAAAGCATCAACAGAAGATTGCTGATATTCCCAATGTTTTATTCGTTGAATTACAGAGAAAGTTTGGCGATATCCGATATAACAGAAAGAAGTGGCTGCAATGGCTACAAGACCCAGAAAACAAACATTTTAGAACAACTGGTGGCAGACTGATATGAGCCTTGATACCTACGCTAATTTACAGACTTCTATAGGGAATTTTCTGGCTAGAGATGATTTAACCTCTCAGATACCAGATTTTATTTCTATTGCCGAAGCAAGAATGTCTAGGGAATTGGATACTAGGTCACAGGAAAGCACGACAACCATATCAACTGTAGCTGGAACAGAAAGCTATGCTCTACCGACAGATTTACGAGAGATAAGGACAGTTAAGATTAATAAAACCCCTGTTGTGGTTTTAGGCTTTTCTACCCCTAATTCTCTTTATACTACTCATGCGTCAAACACTAATGGGTCTCCCCTCAATTATAGTATTATAGGGGGTAATATTCACTTACGCCCTATCCCAGATAGTGTGATGACAATAGAGATTGTGTTTGGGTCTGGGATAACTGCTCTCTCCGACTCAAACACAAGCAATACAGTTTTAACTCGACACCCAGACGTTTATTTATATGGGTCTTTAGTTGCAGCCCATACCTACCTAATGGATGAGGCAAGGGCTACTCAATATGATGCGTTATTTAGTAGAGCGTTATTAGAAATTAAGAAAGACACAGATCAAGCTCGTTTCGGTGGAGGAGCGTTGGCTATGAAAACTGATTATGGTTCAACATGATACCTTTTGGAGAATGGCTACCTGACCAGAGCGATTTGGGTTCATCAGGGGCAACAGTTGCGACTAATGTTATACCCAGAGCAAGGGGCTATAGTCCTTTTCTTGGACTGGCAACTTTATCGGCTGCTGGAGATGCCTATTTAAGAGGATTTTTTGGGTCTATTGATGGCTCTGGCACAATTCATTTATTCGCTGGAAATGCCACAAAACTCTATAAGTTTAACAATTCTACGGCTGCTCTAGCTGATGTAAAATCTGGGGCTTATACATTAGCCTCTAATGACCAATGGCGATTTATTCAGTTTGGTACTACTGTTTATGCGACTTCTGGTTTAAGTAACATATTGCAGAAATATACTATTGGCTCTTCTAGTGCCTTTGCTGCCGTATCAGGTTCACCAGCAGCTAAATATTTAGCCGTTGTACGAGATTTTGTTGTTACGGCTCATGTCAATTACAGTTCTACAACGCACCCATTCAGAGTTAGATGGTCACAGATAAATGATGCTGATACTTGGACGATTGGGTCAAATCAGGCTGATATTCAGGACATACCTGATGCTGGTAATATCACAGGGCTTGTAGGAGGTGATTTTGGGGTCGTTTTATTGGAACGTGGTATTGCTCGTTTTAATTATGTTGGTAGTCCACTTATTTTTCAATTTGATATGGTAGAAACAGGGCATGGATGCGACATACCTAATTCGGTTGCTGCTCTTGCTCCTACGCAAATATTCTACTTAGCCTCAGATGGCTTTTTTATGTTTAATGGGGAACGTAGTATCCCAATCGGTGCTGAAAAGGTTGATAGTTTCTTTTTTGATGATGCGAACCCTCATAAGCTAGACCGATTGAGTTGCAGTATAGACCCAATCAATCAGGTTGTGGCGTGGAGTTATGTTTCCACAGAAAGTTCTGGAGACCCAGATAAGATAATTTTATATAATTACGCTGTTAATAGATGGTCATTAGCAAGTGTAAGCCATGAGTTTATAGGCACTATTATTTCGCCAAACTTCACACTTGAGGCTTTGGATAATATCTCAAGTAGTTTAGACGGCTTGGGTACGTCATTAGACTCAAGATTTTGGAGAGGTGGACAAAGTGCTTTTGCTGCTAGTTCCAGTTCTAAGATAGCCTCTTTTACTGGAGACCCATTAGCAGCTACATTAGAGACAATGGAATTTGAGCCTTCAAAAATGAAGTCCTCATTGATTAAAAGTGTTACGCCAATAGTTACATCGAAAGATGTTGCGCCTACCCTCACAGTTCAAGTGGGGTCTCGCTCTCGTCAAATAGATACTGTTAGTTTTACAACGGCTGGTAGTCTTAACTCCGACAACCTTGTGCCGACACGATCTAATGGTCGCTATCATAGAGTGAGAGTTAATGCTAGTGGTACTTGGCGATATGCGCTAGGAGTGGATGTTGACGCTGTATCTTTAGGTAGAAGATGAGTGCTTTTAACTTCCCTAAACTTCCCCAACAAGGGGGAGACCCTAGAGCTGTCGCTAGTGCTGTAAATTTGCTTATTGACGGCAAATTAAACGCTACAGGCACATTCACTTTAACAGCTAGTGCAACAAGCACTACAGTCACAGATTTAAGGGCTGGTAGTTCTTCTGTTGTACTTTACACGCCTATTACTTCCAATGCGTCAGCAGAGGTTGGTAACGGCACAATTTACATATCTGCACGAAACAAACAGAATTTCGTTATTACACACGCTAATAATGGTCAGACAGATAGAAACTTTATATATGTGGTCATTGGATGAAGTTTTTGCCAGTTCCAGTAGATTATCTGTA